CCCGGGTTAATTCCCAGTACAGAGGAGTTACCTCGGTACCCCCGAACTGGTCTTCAGCCAATTCGGGATCACAGATTTAGCTGGCTTCGTTCCCTTATACACATTTGGATCCACTACGCACAGGAGAGAGACACGTTTGTGTCCCTTCCGTGTGCGGGTGACTCTAGTGCGTATAGAGAAAGCTGAAGTCGATGGGCGAAACCAAGTGGTTTCACCCACCAGCTGGAGCTGTCTCCGCCTAAGGCCATCCCATAGGAGTGCTTCCTCTAAGAGGACAGCACGTTTCCCAAAATTTGACAGGAGGTAGCGTACAACGTAGGAACCGAAATTAATTGTTTCCGGCTCATCAGTTAGGTAGCAACCTGGCTGCACCTTCAACCCAGAGGTGTCCGGGAAGAAGTCTGGGATGACATGGACTTCACCGATAACTCGAAAGATCTCGGTAGAAATCCAGGCTAGGGTAGTCTCGAGCGCAAACTCGTTCCATTGCCGAAGCAATGAATTCGCGAGCTTGTACAAGAAACTAGCGTACTCGAAAGGAGTGAGGCGTGTGAAACTCCCCTCCGGGGAGGCGGGTCTCACGTTGTGACCTCTGTAGAAATCACCACCACAACTCTCTCTAAAGTCGCACCAACCTACGAAGGACTTGTCACGATTTGGCTCGATGTGTAACATACGGAAGATGTCGAAAAGCCCTGGTTGCCCAGGTTTTCCGACTATCACTCCCGAAGGGGCGATAATATCGTCCCCGTACACGAAAGGGCCGGGCAAGTTCTCGTATCCGTACCGCTCCATGAGATCCTTTGTGATCACATAGAACACAAGTGTCTCCAACGGGAAGGTATGACCTAAGCCCATTGTACAGGCTGACATCAACTTGTAAGTATTGCCGTCGTAAGTGTACGAGGCAACACGTCCGCGTGTGACAGCCTTAAACCACTTGCGAGGGAGAATCAATGACAGAAGTTGGATAGATATAGAGTCACTTGCGGATGAAAGGTCGACAGTTGCCAACCTATTCTCTGACGAGTGACGCCAACCCTTCCAACCGGAGACCCTTGAAGCTAGGCATGCGAGTTTGCGATGCTTTCGCTGAAGGGTATTGATGTTAAGACCGGCTTTCGCAAGTCGGTCTTGCATCATCCTACCAAGCCCGTGGCTATAAAAGCTACCGAGCAAGGTATCTGGCATGATTGCCCTTAGAGCCTTGAAGCTCTTCGGCACGAAAGTCAAGCGAAGTGACGGTACCGGACGGAAAGCGCAATCTTGCGTGATGCGCTTGAGCGTTGGGTCTGACTCAACATATCTTCGGAAAAACAAGATATGCTCCGTTGATCCTGTTAGTGGACCCTTTAACTTCTGATCCAGTCCCCTGCGACGGGCCGGGTGGCCCACGCAGGCATTCTTTGCAAAAGCGCATCTTTCGAAGTGTTCAGCCTCGGTATATTTACCGAGTATGGACGCACAGATATTGCGCCAACGAGCAACGAAGCCGGCTGCATAAAGTTTATCAACCGGTATAGGTTGCGTGAGCCGAAGTTGAACATCGGAATATTTATTCCAAGATGCCAACCTCAACTCTTCGTCACTGAACAAATCTTTTGCAAAGCGGTATCGCTTTGTCCAGTTCAGTAATTGAGTTAGGGCCTTAAACTCCCCTACTTTGGCGGAGTAAGAGAGCCTAAAACGATCCAACTCGTTCCTAAACCTCGGTATATCATCCGCGGCAAGTGCCGCACGTACAGATGACATACAAGTGACACCGAAATCGTCACATAGGGTGAGCCATGTTGTTCTCATAGCTACGTCAGTACTGTAGCTGACTCCCTGGGGTCTGTTCATAGGTGGTCTCCATATGAAAGTGGTGATTACTTAGGCCAGTGCGCCAAGGGTCCAGAAAGACTCGTAGTCCAAGTCCGTAAGGAGTTGGGCACCGATCATCCTCAAGTCCGTCACACTCGCAGCTGCGAGCGCTGGATGGACCTCGAGGGAGATACGAACGTTGTTGAAAACAACCTCGCCCGAGTCTAACAACATGGGCTGTACGAAAACAACTTCGTTCTTACCTTTAGAGTAAGCACCGTTCGAAACCGACGGAACGCGACTTTTAAAGGTGGCGTTACGACGGATCCGGTAATCTGTGTCTTCCGACACAGAAACATTCAGACCGTTTGTGACTGCCTGACCGGTCAAGGCGAAAGTGATGTCACTACCGCCTGTGACTGATGCCGAAGTTGCACCAGTCTTAATACTGCTCCCAATGATTGACATGTTAGTGTCTCCTTTGGTTTAGTGCCCTTTGTAGGAACACAGAAAGCATATCAGCCTGCTGCTCCGCAGACAGGATGATACGCGGTTTAAGGCGAGGAAACTCGCCTTGGAGGGATTGTGGTCGGCGTACGATACGTTCGATGACAATTTTGTCCTCGATAGGTGACCCAGTAAATTTGTATTTACTAGGTGAGGTGTAAGGAGTGATAGTCCGGGTACCCGTAACAGTAGTCTTCTGACTACACGAGCACCCGAGTACTTCCATTCCCCACTTCGGCGTTATTGCCCTAACCCACGTATTGACGTCCACAAACCAATCAAGCATAAAAGACAGAGGTCTAAGTTGCCACAACAAGGACGGAAACTGATTCGGATGAAGCCCATAACGTGTTAGAATATCGTTAATGGGTCCGAAGTTGCTTCCATACTTGAAATAAACAACCGCTTCTGCTTTACGCTCAAACTCCACAAACTCATTTGCGGAACCATACAATGACCCGCCGTTCGCATTCAAACCCTTGTAGCTGATTGAATCGCTACTAGAGACTCGAGTACGACCACGCCGTCGTTGTAAGCCAGAGAAATCACTCTTGATAGCAATGCCATTCGCTATCTGAATGATATCTTGGACATCCCATATAATGGGACGTATTCCGTACCTCCAGGTCAACCAAGCATTGGCCAGCTTCCTGGGGAGCGTCTTGATGGAACGCCCTTTCAGAAGCTTAATCCTAGCACGGTCGGCCCTGTTCCAGGTAAACCCGTTCTGCTGAGCAGATCGGACTACCTTCAGGAGGCCACCGATCCCAGTTCTTACCATAGCTATCGTTTCCGGTAGCTCTGCTAGGAACTCACCACCATCCCACGCCGAGTCAATCATGGCTGCGTGTGCACGCTGCACAGCATAACCTACTAACGCGCTATCCCAGTCGGAGCCCGCCCCTTTTAGGGACGCTTTCCGCCATGCGACAGCACCACATACGGGTCCTTCGATAGAACAAGTGTTCTGTTGAGTGTACCCATAAGTGGATCGCCAGTGACCATGACCAAGGGATTGTGTAGTGCGAGTGGCGTCCATACTGTTAATACGGACAACGCCAGGAATGAACTTTCCATCATTTGGACCATTAAACCGCTGCTGAACCCCTTGACACTTTCTATATGTGTACAAGGTAGTTCGCGTAGGTTTGTCCTGATAATAGAGAGTTACAGTCTTGGAATCATCAATGCGATGATCGTTGTTGTACAACGGCATAGGCGCCTCGCAATGGATAGGAATGAGCAGCGGGAGGATACCCGCAGATGCGGAGTTATCGAGTGCCGGACCATCCGG